TGTGCCTGACTTAATCTATCTTCTTTCTTTTTCTTTTGCTTACGAATATAACGCATTTTCATTGCGTCAATATATCGTAACTCCTGAATACCCTCGTGTGGGTTTTTCAGATCGATAATTTTGTGATAGTAAAGTCTTCCATCTACATACCAGTTTCTGTAGATTTCGTGTGCTTTTTTATCAAAATCAAGAAGATCTAAGATATACTTAAACTCTTTACGAATCTTATTTTTGATACCATCACTAGCATTGAGATTTGAGAGTTCAATCTCAACTGGACTATCATTACTGTCAGAGACAATAGCCTCATTTACGATGTCTTCAATTGCACTGTCCGCTTCGGGATGAAGTGCCATCTCGCGATATCTTTTGATCAGTTCAAATTCGGTGCGATAAACACCTTCCAGATCAACGTATTGACCAAAAAAACCACTACTCATGTAGTGATCAACCCCATCCTCATTGTTGGGAGGAATGGGGGAGACCGCTCCAGGAGATAGTGGTTCATTGTCCTCAAGCGAGAACCCAAATAACTTGGACATAATTTATATTTTTTGGTTGATCTTATACTCTATTTATTAGTCGTCAGGACCGCCTGATGCGTTCAGGTTAAAGGATTGAACCTGGAACTCGACGGTAAATTCTTCAATGGTGTCTGAAGAATCATATGAAAGATCAATCTGAGAGATGTTAGTTGGGAAAATATCGATGAACTCGTATTCTGCGAGAACAGCGTTTCTTTCACCATCAGCGTTGGCGCTTCTTGGAGTTGCTCCTCTTCCAAGTTGGAAGACGGTTGCATTTCTCATATATGCAGATGGGTTAGTCGCACCCAGGTTGTTGCTGAGTTTTGCGATTCCATCCATCCACTGCTCCATCGCATTGCGGATTCTGAAGTCTTCATCATTGATAACGGTAATTGTCCAGGTATCAATGGTTCTGTCTCCAGCAACCTTAAAAATACGACCTCTGAAAGGAACATCGATTGCGGCGATGTTTGATGCAGGAAGTGCTGCAGCCTTACACATAAACTGGAAAGTTTCGGAAGGCCAGTCGTCAACGAAGTCAGGCAGATCTGTCATTCTGACCTCAAACAAATTGGGGCGGGCACCGCCCCCAACAAGTCTCGACTTAAAGTCGGAGATTGTTCTGTTCTCTCTGGTAGTTGCCATTGTTGTATCCTCCTAGTGGTTATTTATCGATTAATATCAAACTCTACCAGCTACTTCCTCGAAGCTGACGCCCGTGCGGGTGGCAACGAATGTGAGGGTGACGTAGTTGATCGACTTCGCAGGCTTCAGGAAGATGTCTGCTCTAAACTCATTATTATCGATAACATCAGGAGTGTTGTTTGAAGTGTCACAAACAACGAGGAATCCGTAGATACCTCTCTTCGCCTGAACATCACGCAGATATGGTTCAATAATATTTTTGAAGTTTGCTCTCGTTAACTCATCATTGAGTTCAAAGAGTTGTGCCTCTGCTGCCTTCTGCAGTGCTTGCTCGACTGTCAGGAACAGACGGCGAACGTTGATTCTGTCGAAAGCGGAAGCATAACCAAGAGCAGTCTTATCACCAAAGAGAAGAGTTCCTAATCCAGGTTGAGTAATAACTGAGTTAATTCTCTGAGGATACAGACGATCTCTTTGTGCCTTATTGGGATTGTATGCCAGTTTGACAGCGTTATTGAGGATACCTCTCTGCTGCCCAGCAGGCGAGAACCAAGGATAAGCAACAATTGAAGTTCTAACCATCAGTCCAGCGATGTCACCATTACATGGGACATAACGGAACTTATTGTTGAATCTGTCGTACATGTACTTATAACCTGAGTCAAACACCGCGTAGGATGAAGACTGCAGTGAACTGAAGTAGTTCACCAAGTTGTTGGTCTGAGTATCAGGGTTAGTAACGTTAACAACGTTTCCTCTGTGAGCACCGATAGTAGCAACACAATCCTTTCTGCTGTTAGCAACAGAGATAAGGTAGTTTGCTTTTGCTTGGGATTCTGCCTCAGATGTGCAACCAGGACCCATAATCAGATAGTCAACCTGAATCTCATCCTTGTTAGAGAACAGACCGTAACCAGTGATTGTTGGTCCCAACTCTGCCTTCATGCCACCATAAGTTGAATAATCTTCTCCACCCTTCAGAGTGTAAGAAGTATTACCAATAGCAGCAAATGTGACGCCTTGAGCGTTCTGACCCCACAGACCATCTCCAGTGGAGACAGGGACGAATGCAGTTGACTTGTCTCCAGAGTAAGTAGAGAATCCAGTTGCGACTGGATTTGTGCCATGATATGCATCAATTGCGTTAGAAGGATTACCTCCAGCGTAGATATACTCGGAGAAGTCTGCGAGATAGTTCTCGTACCATGTCTTCTGAGGAGAGTTGACGCTTGATACTGAATCAAATGCCTTGGAAAGACCCAGGTGCTTCTCAAGAAGATTGCCTCTGATTCCTGTTACAGATCCTTTGTCATCGACAACAACGATGTGTGCGCCATCATTGTGACCATCTCTCTCATCAACGTAAACGTTTGTTGTTGGTCTTGGAGCGAGTTCCTTCCAGAAGATGGTTGTGTTAGTCAGACCCAGAGTCTGTTGATCATACCAGTCTTGAATTGTTCTTGGAGTGTATGCTGCAGTAGCAGATAATCCAGTGTTAATACCAGCGTTATTAACGAAGAACAACGGATTTGAGGTAGAGAACGATCTTGCTGCATTACCTTCAGCGTACTCAATCTTGGTTTCAGTCGTTCCAACACCAACAGTTTCTACTTGAGAAACGAGTTTAACTTCAATGGTGCTCTGACCACCAGTCGCGTCAGTTTTAACTCCAGTGATGATTCCTTTCATATAACCACTGAATGCACTGGTTGTTCCAAGACCAGCAACAACTTGTCCAGAAAGGACTGTGGTAACGCCAAATCCAATTCTTGCGCCAGCGTTATTGAGGTCAGTGGTTGTGATACCAATGATTTGGTCTGACTTATCATCAATCCAGCAAACCTTCAGATCGTTTGCATAACGACCAGGGTTCTTTGCAGCATAGGTGAAGTTTGTTGATTCAGTATAGTTGTTGATGTAATCGTCGTAGTTCTTAATTTTAAGTGTGGTGGTGTTAGCAATTCCCACACCAGCGTTTGCAGTCTTAAGGTCATCGTCATCGACCCTGACTACCTTGAGGATTCCACCATACGTGAGGTACGAAGATGCGGTCATCCAGTACTCATATTGAGCATCTGTAGACAGTGGCTTACCAAAAGTTTTGATAAGTTCTTCTTCTGTAGTGATGTCAATGGGGTCTTCAATGGGTCCAATGGCAAAAGGTCCTGCAATTGCACCAATATTATCTAATACATTCTCAGCTCTTCCTACAGTTAAATCAACCTCCCTTACAAGTACTCCAGGAGATAATTGAGGAGTGGCCATGTTTTTCTCCGTGATCTCAGTTTATCTACGAATTATTTAGAATTTGCAGCAATTTGAGTGGGGAAACATGGCGTGAACTACCAATCTGGATAGTCCCAATCCAGAAAAGGTGTCTGTTTCTTTCTACTATCTATAATCCTTCTGATTGTACAGTCTTTGCATTCGTATGAATATGATGACGCAACTGCACCACGGTTCTTTCTCGTCCTGTAAAATGAATCAACTAGATTTTTAGTTTCACCACAGACTCGACATTTTCTATCTTGGAGCAATAGGTGTCCAAGTTTAATTTGTCCGTCAAAATCCATTACGATAGATATTCCCACATAAATGATCTGTCACCATATTCATCTGCTTTAAACCACCTGTCACCTTCATCGTCAGTAAAACTACCATTATCTAAACCATCATCCATGAATCCAAATGGTGCCATGTCTTGCTCAATTTGATTCTTCTGCTCTTCATATAGTCTCTTACGGACATCCTGGTCAGTCAGTTCCTTAAAGTAGTCCATTTGGACCAACCAGGCATAGATGACGAGACACATTGCCAGGTCGTCATTACAACCCTCCTCTGCCTCAAATGAGTTGTGCTTTGAGATAAAGGTTGTTAGTTCAGAGATAATCTCATAATCTTGGAAAATAAGTTTATCCTCCTCAATCAAGGTCTTAAGATTGAGTGAACCAACCTTTTTCACAGTCTTGGACATTTTCACACCAAGTTGTGTTTTCTTGCCTGAGAATCCTTGTCCGACAATCTGCCCTGCTCTTCCTCTCATGGAGCACATCAATAGATTCTGATATTCCAAATCATACTGGAGAATACTTGCAACCTGGTCTCCAATGTCATTCACCTCGCATAAGATGAATGCACTATTATAACTCTTAGCTACCTCATAGATGATGTTTGGGAATAGCATCGGTTTGATGTCATTATTCCTATACTTGGCAACAACTTTATGTGGGAAGGATGTAATGTCAACCACAACAAAAGCAGAGTAGTCTTCGCCAACTCCTCTTGCCACGTCAACAGTCATCACATAGTCATGATTTTCCTGAACTGGTTCATATACATCTAAACCAGCATTCCTTTTGATTGGATTATCATAAATCAGAGTTCTGAGTTTACTGGGGGCAATCAGTGTGTCAACTGATCCTAAGAACTCACATTCAAACTCAACCTTAAACTGCTGTTCTGAGGTGTTCTTAATAGTAGTTGCTTTCCACTTCTCATCCCTACCAGGAACCTCTGACCAGTGAACATCAGTGGGGACATACTCGTTCTTCTGCTTCTCCGCATCGTGCCACATGCGGTAGAAGTGATTCATACCATGTGGCGTAGAGACGATGATTACCTTGGTGTTTTTACCAGAAGTAATAGTAGGATAAACAGATGCAAAGAACGAGTCAGCGACGTGATTTGGGACAAACGCGAACTCGTCGAGAAAGAGGATGTTGAACGACATACCTCGGACAGCACTCGCAGACGTAGAAGCTGCCAATATCTTACTGCCATTCTCTAACTCCAGTGATCCTTTGTTCCATGCTATGATACCCTGCTGCATCCACCTTGGGAGGTTCTCGTATGCAGTTTGTAATCTGCCCAGCAGTTCCCTTGCAGTTGCTGCTTTGTTTGCCAGAATGCCAATGTTTACGCTATCATTAAACACAGCATAGTGCAAAAGGTAAGATACCACTGTAGTGGATTTACCAGTCTGTCGTGGCATCTTACAGATGTTAAATCTGTTATGATGAAAGTTGTTAATTAACTTCTCTTGGAAATGATAGGGATGAAACTGAGTCAGACCCTCATCTAGTGAGACAATCTTTACGTGATTATTAGCAAAGTAAACGGGGTCTTCCTTACACTTAAGGAATTCCACCATCATCTCTTCGGTCCACTCAATAGGAGTGTTTGCCTTTTTTAGATTCGGATTGCCAAGATATACATTATCAGACATGAAGTTTAAACTCCTCTCAATAGATTCTCTGCTGTATTAGGATCTTTGGGGTTTGTTATATCCTTATATTTTTTATTGATGTTTTTATCAGCGTTTCTGATACGAGCACCAATCACTCTATCTATCCCAACTTGACCTTCCATAAACTGCTTAAAGGTTTTCATGGTAACTTTATACCTAAGTTCTTTGCTGCTTTACCAACTAACCTATCCAAACGTTGGTCAGGTGTTAGTGGTTTTTGAGATATATTTTGCTCCCTACGTTTTGCTGCTTCTGCTGCATCTTTTTCAAAAGATGGACCGTGTTTTACATCACTACTTTGTTGTCTTTCTGATGATCTATCTGCTTTTTGCTGAGCTCTCATCCGGTCTCTATAACTTGCCTTAGGTTGCTTACCTGTAGGTCTCTGAACGTTTTTAGTTCTTGG